TTTTTCCTCAGCCATCTCAGTAAGGTCTTTACCTTCGGTCATAGCTTTAGACGCTGACATAGGGTCAAAACCCATGCCAACAGCGTTAGCAATTGATCGCTCTTTTTCCGCTGCTGTCAAAGCTTTAAATGCAATAGAGTTAGCATAACGCGTCTGATTTAAGGCTCGGGTTTCTTTTTGATCAAGACCAGCTTTATGCACAGCTTTTAGTTTGGCAGCTTGATGTGGATTTGTTTTTTCTAGCTCATCAATAAATAACTGGTTAGCCACATCACCAGTAGGCTTAAGCTTGCTTTCAGTAGGAGCATTGTTTTTGTCAATCTGCGACTGCTTATAATCATCGTCGAGCTGGTAAGCTTTTGGCTGATGATCTAACGCAAGCTTCTGCAAGGCGTTAGCATATTCCTTAGCTTGAGATTCCTGCTTCATTTTGGCAGGCTCTTGTTGCTCCTTGTAGCCCTTTAACGCATCTTCAAACAAATGTGACCAAGGAGATGTATTATCAAGCAAGGGGGCTTTGGAGTAATCGGTAAAATTAATAGCCATGTTATTTCCCTCCGAATAGGTTGCCAGCCCCGCCACCTAGCTTATAGCCCGCACTTGCTCCGTCAGGCCCCCCTAAAGCAAAGCCTCCCCCAGCACCTAAAGCTTTTCCGAAAATACTCCACATAGAATTTTGTCTTTCATTAGCATCTTTATTTTGCTGTTGCTGCTCTTGGAATGCCATACCGCCTTGCTGATTAAGTGAGTTACCCAAAGTATCAGTCAACCTTCCTTGAGCATCATAACCACGGTCAGATACACCTTGCTCTCCAGCCACGCCTTTGTCATGAATACCCATGATATTTGCTAAGTATTCCTGCATGTCTTTAGATAATAAACCTTGAACACCTTGAGCTTGATTTTGTTGATCCATCGGGGTTCCAGCAATACCACCTGCGGCTGAAGTATTTCCCATTGTGTTCATCAACTCATTCTTTTGGGTTTGATATCCTTCAGAAGGCTTATAGTTTTCCATGATGTGATTCATGAAAGCCTGCGGGTCATTCATCATCGATGTATATTCGTTATCTAAGCCAGCATCAGCGGTTCTTCCTCGCCCAATAGAACGATCGTAACCTTCGTGAGCCACGCCAGGGATTTGCGAAGTGTATGGCTGTGCGGCTCCAGAAGGGCTGTTGTCGCCACCACCACCAAAAAGTTTACTTAACATACTCATATCATATCCTTATGGGTAAGCTGTGGTGGAAACTTTACGCAACGCACCGTTTATTAATGTTACCACTTCATATACAGAGGTATCGTCATCATGAACATACCAAAACGAACCGTCAGGAAGGGCTTCGTCAGAGGGTAACGCTATAATAGCAGTAAGTTGATCCTGCGTTACCGTAGGAAATGTCCAACCATTATTACTTAATCCATTACGTAAAACATTATTAAGTTCGTCGTTATACATTTGCATGGCGCTAGTAAGAAAACCATCTTTATCAGTAAACTGAACAGAAGCAAACGTGGGTATAATCATTGATAAACCTCTAAGAAAGCGTTGTTAACAACAAAAGAACCGAGCCCCCAGAACCTAAGCTGAATCGTAAATTGATTGGCTTGGCCTAATTTGTTAAACCTTGGTTGGTTCTTGTACTGACCTGTCGCGTGCATAAAGTAACTATTTGGATTGCCGTATGTATGACCGCCATTCTTAGATAAGCTAACGTCAATGCGTGGGTTGTAAATTGAACAGCCGCCGTCCTCAGTAAAGATAGGAAGGTCATCTTCTGTGTAAATAATTGCACCTGTGGCTTCGTTGATCACATAACCACTACACGTCTGTGTGAAAGTAACCCCTGGCTCAACGCCGTTCTCAATTGTAAACGACAACTGGTTAACAATAAAACGCTCACTTCCTGGCAGCCGGTAGGTATCACATTTTCTAATTCGTGGTATCTCATACGTATTAGTTGAGTCCGTTGACATGTCAGTTATGTCCGTACTCATGTCCATGATGCTACCCTGCTTCAATGACACAAAGTAAATATCGTTATTGAAGAAGGCCATCTGTCGAGCTGGATGATATGTGAAATCCCAATCGGTTAAATCAAAGAATTTCTGCGTTGTGAAATCGTACGTTATAGAAAAGTTATCAAGCTCGTCAAAAAATGTAAGAACGTAAAATACATGACCGTCTTGCCGGTAAAGCATGGCAGTCGATCGGCTCGGTTTTTTTACAATTGATAACAGATAATCGATTCCGTCAGTAGATATGCGCTGAGCTTGGCCACCGTTTGTTATCATAATTGCAGGGCTGGATTTTTCATTAATCCCGAGCCATACAACCATATCATCACTAGCTGCTATTGTTGAAACACTAGCCACACCGTAGTCGATATTGATTGACGAATTGCGTTGGTAAACTTGCAGGCCACCAATGTTAGACCAAATCTCACCTACGGTTGCACCCAAAACTAAAAGGTTGTTACCGTGGCTTGGTATGCGAATAGCTGCCTTAGCAAAGTCAGGCTTTGTTTGTATCGTTAGAGTCTGTACGTAAGCTAAGTCATAAGCTGTTGTCGGTGAACCGCTGCCATCATAACCCGTTTTATAAACGAACCACTGAGAGCCGCTAGAGTCCGTCTTACCGTTTCCAAAAATAAAATACGTGTTTTGGTAAGTTACATAATTAGGAATAAAGTCAGTAGGTGTTCCTGTGAAATCTACCGCCGAAAAATCATTAATACCCGTTGAGTAATTATAAATATAAGCTGTAGCTGTGCCATCAACCAAACATACTTGAGAACTTAAATTCTCATCCATAAAGACTTCGCCGGTGGATGTCGTAATAGAGCCAATAAACTTATAACTTAAATTTCCATTAGCATCGGCGTTAATCCTGTAGAGGTTTGACCCCATGACAGCAATCATAAAATTGCCACGAGAGGAATGGTATAAACCACGGCCTTCAACACCTACACCCAGGATAGATAAAACTTCGTCGTAGCCAGCGAAGTTGATTAACCAATCATCGGATATAAACATGTTATATGTTCGTTCATCACTAATAATGGGGTGACGACCAAACTTACTTGAACCGACAATATTGACGGGCACTTGCTGTGCGTTTGGTGTGCTAATTGCCATTATGTGGTCCAGCCTTTGCCAATATTTACCTGCCCGTAATTTATTCCTCCACTTTGTTGCAGGGAACTCATTTTAACCAGGCGCATATCCATCGGGCCACTTTTCTTGTTAATGCTGTTTTCATAAACTTTGAGTTGCTTCTCTACACCAGGGGGCACTGAGTAATTGAATTCAGCACACAACCGACTAGCTAAATCAAACTTAAGAAAGTTTATATAAAACCTATCAAGCGTTAATGACAAATCTTGATTAAGAGCGACATCATCTAACCTAAACTGACCCCAGATTTGTAAAGGATATTCTGTGTTAGGTTTGAAATATATGTAGATACTAGCGCCACCGAACGAGCGTTCCATGTGCCAGCTTCCAGGCAATGACTCAATGTTATCGGCGCGTGAGCTACCGAAGTACCGTCGTCTTGCTTGCTTTTGAGTTTGATAACGCACCGAGTCAATAAAAAATACGAACGTCTCAACTTCAATTAAGTTAGGAATGAAGTACTCTTCCTGTCCGGTTACAGCCGTAAAATCATGTTTTTTGTAATACGGGATAAGACCATTTTCGACAGTCTTATCCTGTAATAAATCGTTAAGGAATTGAAGGCCATCAGTCGCTTGCAGACCGCTAACAGTCTCAAAACCACGAGACACAATACCTGACTCATAGTAAGCGTTGTTAATTAACTGCAAGGTCGTGTAGGCCATATCAATTCCTTATGTGGATTAACCCAACTGGTCTAAGTACGCAGCTACGGATAATGCAACAGCATCACCTGTAACAATGTAATCAACGCCTGTTGTAGCGTCGAAAGGCACGACCAAGTTTGTTGTTTCTATGACTGCGGCTACAGCACCAGAAGCTCGTGCATAACCGTTTGTAGCGCTAGAGCTTCCAGGACGCAATTCTAATGTGTCGTTAGCAGCAGTAGGTGTGAACAGACTTAACATGTTCAATGAACTTGAAATTGTTAAATCTGGAAGGCCGCCAGAACAGTCAACAGCAGCGAATGTTGCAGAAGCACCAGCAGTGATGTCTGTAGCAATAGCAACGTCATACCACATCCAGCGATCAAGGCTAATCCCTTCTTGACGGAAAGCCAAAAGTTCAGCAGACCCATTTGATTTAACATAACCAACACGGAAGAACATGTTGTAGCCACCAGGCATTAACGGTGAGCTTAAGTCAGCAGAAATCAAAGCTGTGCTTGCGTTGTTCTTCAAGCTATCCGCAACTACATATACAGCGTAGAACGTGTTGTTAGCCATTGCGCCTTGATCAAGACCAGCAGCGCCACTAACAGCGGTGTTGATTGTGATAGCACTAGCGATTGAAATGTCATTAACGTCTGTTGAGTTACGGCACTCACCGGCAGCAACAGTCATTGTAGTAGCGGATGCATAAGCAAGACGCATACCGTTAATGTATTTGAATCCAGCATTTACGACAGGGGTTGAAACACTCATTTTTATATCCTTATAAAGTTAGGTGGAGCTACATGCCCTACCGTTAGCTTAACCTTTTTTTTCGTTCTTGTGATGCTCGGCGTGATGCTTAGTGCAAAGCCACCTTACGTTCATATGGTCATCATAATCATCATGATGGGCTTGAATAGCCTCCTCAGTGCCGCACACCTCGCAAGGTTGCTTCACTAATAATCCGGCCCTAATGCAGCTATACGTAGCCTGTCGAGTCCTGACTTTAAGAGCATAAAGCTCGTCTTCTTTTAACGTTTTATTTATTTTTTCTCGTTCTTTTGCAAGAAAATCAGGGTCTTCCGTCTTTCTTGTTAATCGACGATTTCTTTTTCTTTCATTGGTGCACGTGCTGCATTGGGCTTCACTAGAGTCTTCCTTCACTTTCCCGCATTTGCATGTGGGATTGCGACCAACCCTCCTGGGCTCCTTACCTTCATCGACGAGATTTTTATCATAAGCAATCTTCAACCTTGCCAATTTACACGCCGCGCAATAACTGCCATCCATGTACCGATCTTCTTTAAGTGCTCGACATATCTTGCATTTAGGGTCGCGACCAGAGCCATGAACAGGAAGGCCTTTTTCCATCCTTCGTATAGCCCTCAACTTCTTTCTTCGCTCGCCGCTACAGATACCACACCATGATTCCTTTACATAAGAGCCGACTTTAACCGCCCCACACTTACTACAATTTAACTTAGCCACATTCGCCCCGTGATTTATATATAAGGTTGACTTATACCACCAGCCAACCCTACAATCAAGGACTATCTTTTGGGCTAATTACACGGGGAAGATTACACTCATAGAATATTCGTCCACGAGAGTTTTGCCCCATATAGCGTCGCAAACGGTTCCGCGTTGGTCTTGACCAAACAAAGAGCCGTAGTACATGCGCATACTAACGCCAGTATCAGGGTCAGTTTTGTTAGCTGTTGGGAAAGGAACTTCTTCTGGAAGCGATGGCATACCTAAGAACAGTGGGTCGCCAGCGGTGATCATACCTGCACGATGAGTAGGTAACGCTGTGGCTTGCATACCAGCAGCAATATCAACGTTCAAGTTGCGGTCAGCGCCAGAAGCAGATTTTAATGGTGGGTAAACGTCAACTGTAACGTTACCAGCAGAAGAAGCTGAATCGGCTGTAGCTCGGAACTGAACAGTAGCAGCACTAGGCAAATGACCAATCCATGTTAAGTAACGAACATCTGTCTGACCAGAAACGCCATCAGCCATTTGAAACTTATCAAACTTTTTAACTGCGTCTGCATCAGTACCAGCGCCAGAAAATACAATTTGTGTGATTGCATCGTCAGCGTCTTTAACAACAGATACTACTGTTAATGTAACTGCATCGTTACCGACGGTTCCAGCAGTGTGGATAGGAAGTAAATTTGAAACGTAGAATGAAGCACGGTTGAAATCACCAACGTCCCATGACATAGCTGAATCATCATTACGTTTAGGAACAAACTGATTCAAGCCTGTATTCACGATTGCTGATTGAGCAATATCACTCAAGTAAAACTTCGTGTCGCCTTTAGCTGCGCCGTATGTGCGGAACTGCGCTAACGCTGTAGCTAGTTGGCCATAAGTGTTGATTGCGGCAACTCCATCACCGTAAAAGCGGTATGTGTTTTCAACGCAAACTGTAGCAATGTCAGACTCAATGGCAGCAGACATTTCTTCTGTAGCAGACTTACCAAATTTAGACATGTAGTCTTCAACATTAAAAATGAACTGCTGAGCTGTAAAGGCGTACGACACATTAATAGCTTTATCAACGGTTAATGTAGCAACGCGCTGAGCGGCAGATTGGAATGTAGCAATCAAACTATTAGCTGTTTGAAAGCGTGGTGG